CAAGCTCGCCTTGGGCATGGCGCTCTTCTTAGCGATGAAGTTTGTGCCGAAAGTGCTTGCATGGTGGGCTAAGAGAAACAAGAAACAAGGAGAAATATTATGAGTGAAGAGAAAGAAGATACTTTAGAAACCTTTTGTCTTGTGGCTAAATATGGAGACATGTCAGCACATGGCATGGGAGATACTGCGCATGTCATTATTTTTAATAGAGAATATTCTGATGTGGTTACTAACTTTTTGATTGCACAAGTAAAAAGAGAAACAGACCAATCCTTTAGATTAAATTCTCTTATTATGAAAACTTCAAAACAAGATGAATGGAAGAAATCTAATAAACTAGATGATGAATACTATGATTCCTTTAACAAACTTAGAAGTATTGGATTCTTTACCAGCAAGTATGATGCAAGAACATCCTGGGATTTATGTTACCATGAACCTGAGTTTATTGAACAAACTTATGGAAAGTTTGAAATTGTTAGGGATCTGCGAGTAAAAGATACAGACAAATCAAAAACAGAATTTTACTTATCCGAAAGGTGGGGAGAAGACATCAAGATTGATAAAGCTCAAAAGAATGCAAAGTGGCTTTTTATTCATGCAAGTAAGAAAACTTTTTATGGTGAAGGAAAAGCCAATCGAGTTTTTGCAATAGCTCATAAGGATGATGATGGTAAACCTTGTCTTACCCCAGAAGTCTACTCAGATTATTCAACGAAAGATTATATTCGTGAGTTTGTAGGAGAAACTTAATGATGCAGATACTGACTTTAGGATGACATGCTTAAAGTATGAAATGTGATTATACGAATACCATAATCATATTATCAGATAAAATACACATATCCCTTAAATCGTCAGGAAGGCATCTAAAAAGCGTTTAGTTTTCCATACTCGTACTTTTCTGTATCAATTGCGAAACGCACGATTAGATGCCTTCTTGGGCTTCATATGGCATCATATGTAATCTTATGTAGTCTGATCTAATGCTAAAATGGTTTCTTATCATGCAATCTTGTTTCAACACGTGTTGAGAAACGCCCGGTTGGTTTGGTAAAAGTTAGCTTAGTTGCACGCACTTCACCATTTCTATTCTTAGCAACGTTGCAAATAATATCATCATTGGTTGGATCTACTTCTTTCTCACGATGCATGAGAAGCACGCAATCTGCATCTTGTTCTATACTTCCTGACTCTCGGAGATCTGAGAGCATGGGATTGCGATTGGCACTTTCTAACGCTCTGTTGAGTTGAGAAAGGGCAAGCACAGGAACTTCATATTCCATAGCTATTGCTTTCAAGGAACGAGAAATGTGGCTTACCTCTTGCACTCGTGAGTCATGTCCAGGTGAAGAGAGTAGCTGCAAGTAATCGACAACGATTAAACCAAGCTCGCCTTCCAATCTTTGCTTGGCAATGAATGCCTCAATTGATTGCATGGTGGCTTGGTTATCATCCTTAAATGTAATTGGCCAAGTCTGCATGGCTTGCACTTGTGTCTCAAGCTTTTGCTTATGGCCTGCATTGAGAAACCCCTTGCCTGTTGGTTTACGCACACCACTTGCATTGGATAAAAGTCTACCAGCACATTCAGATGATGACATTTCTAAGCTTGCATAGCTTGCCCTTAACCCACGCTTTGCAGTTTCGTATGTCATTTGTATTGCAAGTGCTGACTTACCTACTCCTGGACGTGCTGCAAGGACGTACAAGCTACCTTTCTTGAAACCACCTCCAAGAATAGCATCTAACTTTTCCAATCCTGTGGGTATTGCTTGTGTGCCTCCTGCATCCACTTCAAGAAATTCTGCAAATGCTTCTTTACTTGCAGCACCACATGCAACCACACCCTTTCTTTGACTAAGTGACTTTGCAATGGTGTTCACAAATGTCTGACTTATCTCTTCTGCTGGCTTACTTGCTTTTAAATCATCTGTGGCTTGCCATAAGGCACGCTCCACACTTCTCGTGTTACGATGATCAATTAAATATTCAATGTATCTTTCTATGCCACCACCACCAAACTTCTCGCTCAAAAAGATTACTTCTTGTTTTAGCTCTGGATGTTCTATAATTATGTCAATCTCATTAGCAGGTGATAACCGTAAGCACGTCTCAAAGATCGTGGAACGATCCATGCTACTAAAGTCATCCTTGGTTAATGATTCACCTGCTTGTGCAGTGGCTACTCCACTTTCATCATGCAGCATGGATGAGAGAACTGCTTGCTCTGCTAATTCAACATCAATCATCCGGGTGCTTGGTAGTTACATCAAAATTTAAACCATGAGTTGAAACAGAATTATTTACCACGTTATCATAGCCTCCATCATTCAACCAAGAGTTTGGATGTTTTGCATAATTTCCTTTCTCGTGAAAATGTTGATTGTATTTATCTGCAACTATCTTTGGATCAAGCTGTGAAAGATCATCCCAATTCAATCTGATAGTCTTTACAACCCGTCTTGCAAATTGTTGGTTTTTACATACTTCCCAGAATGCTTGAAACCATGCATGAGTTTCCTCTTTTTTTGCATCCTTATTTTTAGCCTCTGTATTATTTTTCATTATATCTTTAGATATAATAATATTATCTACACACGTGTGTGCGCGAGGATTGTAATACGGGGGTATTACATTGGCATTTTGGATAGTCGGTGCAATGAACTGTGAAATCGCTGCTTTTACGACCTCAGATTTCCTCATTCCTGTAAGCTCACAAAACAACATTAATCGTGCGTTTGCGGACTCGTTTAATCGAAACGATGTGGTGTAACTTTTTCCTTCTTCTTTTTCTTCTTCTGACATATTTTTATGCTCCTATTAATGCTGCTATCCATGCAAATATCATCCATACCCAGGTGATAAGTGCTGCTGTAAATATTGCTGTTATTATTATTTTATTCATGATTTTATTAAGTGTATTCATGTGTAACTTATTGTAGTTAGTTTATCGTTTAATGATACTGCTGGCATAGTTTTTTATGCGTTGCACGGGTATCAAGTATGCTTTCTTGGGTTGGGTATCTCCCTTGCCTGTGAATTGCCTCAAGGGTGGATTCTGCTCCACGATGAGATCCTTTAATTGCTTTGGGGTTATGAATATAAACTCATCCTTCGTATCAAAGATCCACCAATCTGCGGTGGTGGCCATCAAGCCGGATCGCTTGCCATACATTTCCACTTCCACCACGAGGTTGCCCGAATAATGAGCCTTCCAATCCTGCTTTACCTCATATCCTTGCTTCGTATTGGCTAAGAAGAAATCAAAGCCAGAGAACTTGCCTGGTATTGCTATGGGCTTATGCCCCTTGGATTGGAAGAACTCGATTAATTCGGCCTCTCGTTGCTTGCCAATGTTAAGACTAGTGTCGAACTCACTCATGGACACTCCTCTTCCGGGACTCCATCTCGATGCTCAATGTCCCCTGTTAACCACTCTTGCATACCGCACAGGTAAAACCACAAGTCCATGACCTCATCTTTGGCACAATCAATGTGTTGTCTTAGTTGCATATTCATCATTCCTTTATCCCCACTTGCATTATGTTCTTCAATTCCAGCTAAAAACTTCTTGCGAGCTTTTACCCTAAATTCGTTTAATGCATGTTCCATTAACTTCTTATCTTTTAGTTGCGAACTATTCATATTACTTTGTTACCTCTACCCACGTCTCTTCTTCTTTGTAGGTTTTGACTTTTTCTTGACTGACTTCGAGGGTGATCGCTTTTGGGTCATCTTCTGGTATAATTTCAGCACCCCGGAGCGAATCGACAAGGTACTTGACTCCCCCAACAAGGTTGTCCGGGTCGCAGATTCTGACTCGCTTGGAGATAATGCGGACTCGATGGCGATCATCGCCTCCTTCTGCATTTCTCTCTTCTCTTTGACTCGTGCCCACCGATTCATACCCAGAAGTGTGTTCAATGAAGGGGTTCGTTTCTTCACGCACAGCGTTATTTTTTCTCCCTTTTCCATCACTAATTGGCATTTATATTTCTTCCCACCAGGTTAATCTTGGCTGCCATCTCCCTGTCACATTCAAGTAAA